GGGCCGCGGGCGCAGGCAATCCCCCTTCGTTAACCTCGTTAATCCCTGAAGCCTACCGAGAAAAAGAGTGGGTCAAGCAGAACACCAAAGACCCCGAATCCTTTTTTAAATTCGTCGATAACCTGGACGCTACTATCGGAAAAAAGGGTGTTATCCTCCCGGGGGAAAAAGCTACCCCTGAAGAGATTACAGCTTTTCATTCCGCGATAGGCGTCCCGCCCAAGGCTGAAGACTACGAGTTTGTCAACATTGATGAGCTCAAAGACGCCAAGCGTATTCCGGAAACCGATGTGGCGGTGAAGAAGTTGATGCACGAAGTCGGCACTCCAAAACTTGCGGCGCAGAAGCTCCAGGCGGGCTTTGAGAGGCTGATGTTTGAGGAGCACAAGAAAGTTTTAGCGCAGAATAAAGCGCTCGACGACGCGTTTGATAAGACGACATCGAAAATCTTTGGCGACAAGAAAGATCAGGTTGTCGCGAACGCTAAAAAGCTCATGCAAGAGAACGCACCCTCGGAGGTTCTTGCGCTAGTCGATAATCTCGACAACAATGCGCTTATAGTGCTTACCGCGGCGCTCGATGGTATCGCGAGTAAGTATATTAAAGAGGATACTTTCCGCGGAGGACCGGGGGGCGGCACGTCGGGCGCAGACAGTTATGAAGCGCTTTCGGCCCAACAGCGTACGCTTATGCGCGATCCGGCGTTCTCTGATTACAAGCATATTGATCACCAGAAAGTCATGGATCAGAACACCGCTATCATGACGAAAATGCGCCAGGTTAAAAAATAATTTTGGTGGCGCTATTGACTTTTGTTTGTTTGTCAGGTATATTTACTGTGATATAGCGGGTAGCCCATTCGGGTCCACTATATTCGGGGGCACCTACCCATATGTGGTGCACCGGCGTCCGCTGTTGCGGGGAGCGCTATTCTCAAAAGATAGTGTTCTTCTTAAACAACGGAGGCTCAGATGGCCGCACCTATAGACAATGTACTGATAACCCAATTCAGCAACCTTCTCCATGTCGAAGCGCAGCAGACCAAGAGCCGCCTTATGGGTCGCTTTCCGTCTGTCCCTGTGACTGGCGACGAATGGTCGTACGACGGCACTGGTCAGGTGATCGCCAGAACCGCGAACGAGAGAAACCCCCGTATCAGCCCGGTCAACCCCGATTTCTCACGGCGCAGAATGTTGAGAGATCGTATCGTTGTCGAGCTCATCGTGGACAACCGGGATGTGCGTGGCATGTTCGAGAACCCGAGCTCCAAGCTCGTTCGCGACTGCATGTACGCGATCTACCGGAAAGCGGATGCGATCGGTATTTCCGCGCTCTTCGCCGATGTGGCGACTGGTCGTAGGTTTGACTCTACGGTTACATTCGCGGGTGGCGGTGGTCAGACCGTAAATGCGACCGCCGGTCTTACGTACGCGAAGCTCCTTGAGATCAGGGAGAACTTCCGTTCGAAAGAAGTCGGCACAGATATGCCTGAAGGGCTTATCCTGGGGCTTTCCGAACAGGAAGAGACGCAGCTCTTCAACATCACGCAGCTCACCTCCGGTGATTTCAGCCGCAATTACATCGTCGATAAGGGCCAGGTTGTTCAGGTCCTCGGCATGGACATTGTGTGCTTCGGAAGTGCGGTGGACAACCCGCAGTTAGCCGTGGCAGCCGCAGTTCGAGACTGTTTCTCGGCTTCGAGCCAGGGGCTGATCTACGGTATGTCGAAAGAGTTTTCCGTTAAGGTCATTCCGGACTACCCGGGCTACATCGAGAGCACCTACATCCAGGTCCTCGGTGAGATCGGTGCGGTCAGGACCGACGAAACTCGGATCCAGAAAGTCACTACGACCGCTACGTAAGCGGCGTTAAAGATATACCCCTTCGCCGCTACGGCGGAGGGGTCTACCAAATAATTACGGAGGATTCGATCATGGCAGTCATTAACGGATATGTTTCAGAGGACACCAAGAATGTTTTCAACCGGGGCGGTGAGGTTGTCGTGATGGAAACGCAGTTTGAAGTCGCAGCTGCGGATACCGATGCTTCGATCTATCGTCTTTTCAAGGTCAACGGCAACATGATCCCGGTCCAGATCGAAATCAACTGTGATACCATCACAGGGGCTACCGATTACGATCTCGGGCTCTACGAGACGCTTGAGAACGGCGGCGCGGTGAAAGATGCCGACATCCTTATGGGTGGCGTGGACATCTCGGGTGGTAAGGCGATGGGCTCAGAGCAGAACGGTCTGTCTTCGCTCGCGATCGATGCTATCGGCGATCAGATCTTCTCGTTGGCCGGTGACGATCAGGCGGCACCTGAGATGGAGTACGACCTGGCGCTGACAGCCAATACTGTTGGTACTGGTTCGGGCACCGTAGCTGTGCGCGCGATATTCGTCAAGTCCGCGTAAAGCAGAAAGTTGTAATACAACCTGAAAAGCGTACCACTACCGCGCAGCGGCTAGGCGGTACGCTTTTTAGGGATAAGGAGTCTGCGATATGCCTTCTATACTGAGTGAGGTGGACTTATGCAACCTCGCCTTAGATCTGCTTAAAGTTCCCCCTATTACGAACATACGTGACCCTAAGACTCAAGACGAGGCTATTTGCAGCCGATGGTATGACACTACCCGCAGATACGTCTTACGCGCGCACCCTTGGAATTTTGCCAAGTATCGCGCGGTCTTGTCCCGAAATGCTACCGCCCCGATTACCGGGTACGCGGATAAGTACGCTCTCCCAAACGATTATATCCGCCTGCGGTTTATCGGAAGTGATGTGGACGACAGCCTTCTGGCGGAGGACTATCAGATCGAGGACGGTTTTATTTTGCTCGATAATGGTGGGTCGGCAGATCTGAATATAGGGTATATCCGAGATCAGACTCAGGTGAGTAAGTACGACGAGCTTTTTAAGAATTACCTCGCACAGCAGTTGGCGTACGTTATGGCGTATGCGTTTAGCGGTAAGGAGACACTGCGGCAAGGTATTAAGAAGATGCTCGATGAAACTCGAAGGGAGGCTCGCGCGGTTAATGGCCAGGACAACCCTCCAAGGCGGATCACTCGTAGTCGCTTTATCGGAGCGCGCAGACAGTATGCCTCTGGATGGATTAACCGGACTAATCCTGAAATAATTCCGGGGGCGTAATGGAACGCACTAACCCCATTCTGAACTTTGCCGGGGGGTTGCTTACCCGAAAACTTTTCGGGCGGGTAGATCTTTCGTCTTACCCGATCGGCAAGTCTATCTCCAGGAACTTTATCGGTGAAGTGCAAGGGCCCGACACGTACCGCTCGGGCTCGCACTATGTTCTTCCTACCAGGCTCAACGGCCCCACTACCTTAATCCCCTTTGTTTTCAACGATGAACAGGCATACGCGCTTGCTTTCTCCGACGGTAAGATGCGTGTACTTACTGACGGGGGTGTAATAACCGAAGACCCGAACGTGATTACCGGTATCAATATCGCTACCGGGGCGGTGACTTCGAACGGTCACAGCTATGCAACAGGCGATCAGATATATATTTATGACGTAGTCGGGACGACCGAACTTAACGGTAAGTATTTTCTGGTAGTTTGGGTTGATGTCAACACTTATACCTTGGAAGATCTCGACGGCGTTGCAATCGATATGACGGCGTACACTGCGTATGTCTCTGACGGCTCTACTGAGCGTGTGTATGAGGTCGATGCGCCGTACGCTGAAGCTGATCTCGATGGCATAAGATACGCCCAAAAAGCTGACCTTATGTACCTGGTGCACCAGGATTACGAGATTCGCAAGTTGCGCCGTTATGGAGAAACTGACTGGCGTATAGAGACATTTACTCGGACGAGTGACCCTTTCACGAAGGCTACCACTGCTGCCACCCAGGCTAACCCTTGCGTGGTCACTGCTGTGGCACACGGGCTTGAAACAGAAGATGTAATCGAGATCTATGGTGTGGTGGGTATGACTGAGCTTAACGGTAATACCTATGCGGTAGTGACGCTTACTGCTGACACTATCTCTCTGAAAGACCCTACGTCTGGGGTCGACATAAACAGCACCGGGTATGGCGCCTACTCTTCCGGTGGGTACCTCTTCAAACAGGGTAACATGCCCGGTGCTGTAGCTTTCTACGGCGGCCGTCTTTTTTACGGTGGTACCGACGACGATCCGGAGACGTTCTTTGGCAGTCGTGCGCCAGACGACGACGGTGTATCTCGCTTCGATGATTTTACGGTTGGCTCGAACGAAGACGACGCGGTTATATTCCCTATCGCTTCTCAGAATAATACTGCTGACCGGATTCACTGGTTTGCCGGAACGAATAAGTTTCTGGCTATAGGTACTTACGGCGCAGTATATAAGGCGTATGGTGCAACTGAAGCCGCGCCGATCTCCGGGACAGCAGTGACAGTCCAGCCAGTAGACTTTTATGGAGCCCAGTATATGCTCCCGGTTCGTATCGGTACGAGCATATTTTATGTTCAGCGCGGGGGTCTGGTCCTTAACCGTTTCGCGTATAGTGTGCTCGAAGACAGTTTTTCGTCGGAAGATCTTAATGTGCTGTCTGACGAGTTGACATACCCAGGCATAACGCAACTCGCTTTACAGCAGGGGCGCCTAAATATTCTTTGGGCTATACGTTCTGATGGAGCGCTCTTAGGCATATCGACGAAAGAACAAGAGAAGATTGCCACCTGGCACTCGCATTATTTGGGCGGGACGGAGGTTAAAGTACAGAGTATTTGCGGAGAACCGCAGTCGGATAACTCAGATAACCTTTGGCTCGTCGTCGAACGGTCTATCAATAGTGTTACCCGAAAGTACATCGAGTATTTCTCTGCCGATCCAGTATTGCCAGAGCTCGAAGATTTTTATACTGACGACGAAGACGCTGACAAAGACGCTTTTGAAAAAGTGCAGTACGAGACATCGAAACAATTTGTAAAGGTTGATTCAGCGTTGACTTTGGACACGTCTCAAGCGATCGCTGTTACCCCCGGGGCGGTTACGGGTACCGGGATCGCCTTCACTGCGGCCACCCCTCTTTTTGCGGCCACGGATGTCGGGCGTCGTATCGTGAAAAAATACATTACGGGTTTTGAATCCGGCGTGGCGGAGATCACGGCGTATGTCTCTACGGTTGAAGTGACTTGTAAGATCTTAGAAGACTTTGACAGTGTCGACGCTATGAGTGCGGACGAGTGGTTTTTGACGGTGACTACGATAACAGGCTTAGATCACCTTGACGGAGAAGAAGTAGCCGTAGTCGTAGACGGCGCCATTCATCCGGTCCAGACAGTTGTTGATGGGGCCATTACATTGAACTCTTCGGCGACAATGGTGCATGTTGGGTCGGCTTACCGGGGATGGCTCCGGACGATGCCTCTTGAATCGCGGAGTGTTTCCGGCTCTTCAATGGCTATGACGTCGACGGTGAATAAAGTGGGAGTGCTATTTCGCCACACTCTCGGAGCTAAGTTTGGGACAGACCCTTACCGGATGGAGCGGATTATCTTCCGAACAACGAATGATCGTACCGGCCAGCCTCCGCCGCTTTATTCCGGTATGGCGGAGATCCGGATATCCGACGGGTATGGTCTGGAGAAATTTATCGATATCATCCAGGACGAGCCGCTTCCTTGCACGGTGCAAGCGATAATACCATTTACGGATGTGACTGAACGATGAAAATCGTACCCTTCCATTCAGAGCACTTAAAGATCATGGACATGCGTCCGTATGAATGGGAAAAGGTATACCCGTATTTGCCCCAGGCAGTTCTTGACCACTACTCGGCGTTGGGCCATGCGTTTACGCTGATGGAAGATGGCCGGATCATAACGTGCATAGGTTGGATACCACTATGGACCGGGGTGTTTGAGATCTGGCAGATACCGTCTATTCATATCTCGCACCACAAGATTGAGTATGTTCGAACGCTTAAAGATTTTGTTACGACGTACACGAAAAAGCTGAAAGCGCATCGTGTTCAGACGTATTCACCCGCTGACAGTTTACACGATGCGTGGATGACATTTATGGGGTTTGAGTGCGAAGGTACTTTAACGGAATACACTCAATTTAAAGAAGACTATCGATTGTGGAGCCGGAGGTTTACATGGGAGCATTAGCTGCAACCGCGGCGATAGCCTCGACGGCTATTGGCGCCGGGATGAGCATATACCAGGGTGTGCAGCAAAATGCGGCCTATAGAGTGCAAGCCGAAACCACGCAGTCGTACGCTCAGATGCAGCAGTTCGAAGCCGGCAGAGAAGCCAAGCGCATCGAAGACGACGGTAATCGGTTTGCGAAAAAGCAAAAAATGATGTATATCGGCAGCGGCGTAGAATACGGCGGCTCTGCGATCGTGACTATCGCCCAGACGAAAAAGTGGGCCGCTGCTGAAGCGGGCGCCAAGCGTGCGCGTGGAGCTGCGATTGTGGAGTATGGGCGCCAGACTTCTCGGATACAGCGCGGGCGCGGCCGGGCATCTCTTATAGGAGGCTTTGCCCAGGCTGGCCGGAAGATATACTCGTATGCTGACGCGAAAGGGTGGGCAGGATAATATGGGTTCAATACCTCAGTACCAGAGAAAACAGTTCGCGTCCTCTTATGTAGGGGGAGCACAGCGCGACGAGAGCGGTGCACTCGCGATCGGAGCGGTCCAGGACGAGCTTGTAGAGCCCATACGTAAGAACGAGATCGCGAAGCTCAAAGCCCGTGAAGAAGCTCAGACAGACGCTATAGCGGACAATGCGCTTATCTCTTACTCGTTGTCAGCTCAATCCCAGATGGCCGATCTTGAGACGGCTTACGCTTCGAATCCTAAAGCGTACCCTAACGCGGTGCAGACGATGTTGCAGGAGCTCGCCGATATTTCAGCCAAAGCGTTGCCTGATGCTCGAGTCCGCGCTAAATTTTTGGGGGCGGTTTCGACGGTACGGAAACAGGCCATAAAACCGTCTTTTACTTGGCAAGAGCAGCAGCAAGCGGCTAACACTGTTACCGCAGTCGAGGATTCTACGCGCACAATAGCGTTGACTGCGATGAGTGCTACTGATATACCCGCGTTTGAGCAGAACACCGGCGCTTTGGGGGAGAAGATAGAAGAGCTGGCTAAACTCCAAAATATCACCGATCCCAACGAGATAAAAAAACTGAAGGTAGATGCTGACGCTAAAGTGGTTGAGGCTTTCCTGTGGAATGTACTGGATAAAAATCCGGAACGAATGTTTGATATTTTAGCAGCTAAAGAATTGAAAGTGCACCCGGGTTTCACTGCGGACATAAGCGGGAAGTTTAAAGTTCGGGCCAATAATAAAATCTTAAAGCAGAAAAAAGATCTAGTGGAGGCTCAGCGACTCACGTATGAGAATCTTAGAACAGAGGCTTTTAAACACACTCTTACGACGGATACAATAAATGAGCGTTTCGCGTCTAAAGACCCGCTTTTAAACATCAACAAGAAACAGTTTAATGATTTGCAGATAATGATACTGCCCGCTATTCGAGCCGAAGCTAATGCGGTGGCCA